GTTCCGTGGAATGCTATCTGACGCTATTGCATTGGAAAGCACTCGTTACCCTGAAGATAACTTTGTGGCGGTCTAATGGCAGCTCCTCTACAAAGTCAAAGCATTAGCGCACCAGGCTTTTTTGGCCTGAATTCGCAAGATTCGCCATTGGATTTGGCATCTGGCTTTGCTTTGGTTGCAACTAATTGCGTAATTGACCAGTTTGGTCGAATTGGAACACGCAAGGGCTTTACGCTTGTTAACGCTTCATCAGGTACTTTGGGTGCTAACAATGTGGGTGTTATCCATGAGTTAGTCCAAACTGATGGCACTTTGACTGTTCTGTTTGCGGGAAACAATAAGTTATTTAAGTTCAATGCTTCCAATGTAGTGACTGAATTGACCTATGGTGGTGGAGGAACAGCCCCTACTATTACGGCATCTAATTGGCAATGTGCATCTTTGAATGGCATTGCTTACTTCTTTCAAACGGGTCACGATCCACTCATCTTTGACCCCGCTGTCAGCACAACAACATTTAGACGGGTTTCTGAGAAGTCAGGCTATGTAGGAACTGTTCCGCAAGCAAACATTGCCATCTCAGCATTTGGTCGTTTGTGGGTTGCTAATACATCCACAGATAAAGTTACGATTACCTTTTCAGACCTCATTGCAGGTCATGTATGGGGCGGTGGTACTTCAGGCACTTTGGATGTTTCTAGGGTCTGGCCTAATGGTGCGGATGAGGTGATGGGTCTAGCGGCTCACAATGATTTCTTTTTCATCCTTGGTAAGAGACAGATTCTTGTTTACTCAGGTGCGTCAACCCCCGCTTCTCTTGTTCTGTCAGACACAGTAGGCTCTATTGGCTGTATTGCCAGAGACACTATTCAGTCAATCGGCACAGATGTGATCTTCTTGTCTGACTCTGGTGTTCGTTCTTTGATGAGGACAATTCAAGAGAAATCAGCCCCTCTAAGAGACTTGTCTAAGAATGTGCGTTCTGATCTAGTGTCTTCTTTGGCAGTAGAGACTTTGGCTAATCTGAAGTCTGTTTACTCAGAGAAGAATGCCTTTTACTTGTTGACCCTACCAGTTACATCACAGGTCTTTTGTTTTGATACAAAGATGCAATTGCAAGATGGTGCTTTTAGAGTAACCAAGTGGGACTCAATTACTCCTACTTCTTTGTATTCACTAAGCAATGGTGATCTGTACATCGGTAAACAAGGCTTTATTGGCAAGTATGGAAGTTTCTTAGATAACACTTCTACTTACCGATTGAGCTACTTCACCAACCATGCAGACCTTGGTAATGAGAATCAGATTTCTATTCTCAAGCGAATCAAGACCATCGTTATTGGCGGGTCTAACCAGTTCGTCACGATCAAGTGGGGCTTTGACTTTGCTGCCAACTATCTGTCGGGCAATGCTTTTATTCCTGAACAAGCAAACTATGAGTACGGCCTTGCTGAGTACGGAGTAGCAGAATACTCTGGTGGACTCTTGATTAAGACACTAGACGTAAATGCTTCTGGTGCGGGTAAAATTGTTCAAACAGGTTACGAAACCACTATCAACGGCACTCAACTGTCAATTCAGAAGATTGAAATTCAATCTAAGAACGGGAAAATATCATGAGTAACTACACAAAAAGTACCAACTTTGCGACTAAAGACAACCTCACGCCTGGTGATCCACTCAAGGTCGTTCGAGGTACAGAGATTGATACTGAGTTCAATAACATTGCTACTGCTGTTGCGACTAAGACAGACAACTCTGCTGCCGCAATTACGGGTGGTGCAATTGATGGTGCAACTGTTGGCGCAACTACTCCCGCAACAGGTTCGTTCACAACCCTAGCGGCATCTGGCACAACAACTCTAGCGGGTGCGTTGGTTGGTGCGGCAACTCAAGCGGCATTTAACACTGTCTCAACTACCTTAAATCTTGGTGGTGCGGCTACTGCTGTGAACCTTGGTGCGGCTACTGGTACTGCCACAGTCAATAACACTACCTTGGCGGCTAAAGCAATCACTGCAAGCACCACTTTAGCGGTGACAGGCACATCCACTTTGACAGGTGCTGTGACGGCAACAGCGGGTGTATCTGGCCCGATAACATCTTCTAGTGTGTCAATCACGGGCGGCTCTATTACGGGCATCACCGATTTAGCAGTAGCTGACGGAGGTACGGGTGCTTCTACCGCTGCTGGTGGTCTGAATAATCTTTTGCCTAGCCAAACAAGCAATGCAAACAAGTATCTTCAGACTGATGGCACAAATGCCTCATGGGATGCAGTAAGCCTCTCAACTGCTGACATCACAGGAACTTTAGGTGTAGCCAATGGTGGTACTGGTGTAACTTCTTCTACTGGTACAGGCTCAGTAGTGTTGTCAAACTCGCCAACATTGGTTACTCCTGCATTGGGAACTCCTGCTTCTGGTGTGGCAACCAACATGACGGGTCTGCCAATCTCTACAGGTGTGAGTGGTTTGGGTACTGGTGTGGCTACCTTCTTGGGCACGCCATCATCTGCTAACTTGATCTCTGCTGTTACTGATGAGACAGGTACGGGTTCTTTGGTGTTTGCCACTAGCCCAACCTTGGTAACTCCCGCTTTAGGCACTCCATCAGCCTTGGTAGGCACAAACATCACAGGCACTGCCTCTGGTCTGACAGCGGGTAATGTCACTACTAACGCTAACCTAACAGGTGCAGTTACTTCTGTTGGCAATGCTTCCTCTTTGGGTTCATTTACTTCATCTCAATTAGCAGGTGCTTTGACAGACGAAACTGGTAGTGGTTCAGCAGTATTTGCTACCTCTCCTACCCTAGTCACACCTATCCTTGGAACACCCACCAGCGCAACCTTAACGAACGCTACAGGACTTCCTATCAGCACAGGTGTATCAGGTCTAGGAACTGGTATTGCTACTGCTCTAGCGGTTAATACAGGCTCTGCGGGTGCGCCAGTATTGTTCAATGGTGCTTTGGGTACACCCTCTAGCGGTACTGTAACTAACCTAACAGGTACAGCCTCTATCAACATCAATGGTACTGTGGGTGCTACTACTGCTACTACTGGTGCGTTTACTTCTTTAACAGCATCTACAACTCTTGGAGTTACTGGTGTCGCAACATTCTCCGCTGGTACTGCGGCACTTCCCGCTATCACTACAACTGGTGATACGAATACAGGCATATTCTTCCCTGCCGCTGACACTATTGCTTTCACCGAAGGCGGTGCGGAGGCCGCCAGAATAGACTCAAGCGGTAACTTGCTGGTTGGCACAACATCTGCGGCTGGTAAGTTAACTGTTGTGGGTGCAAATACATCTGATGGCGCAACGGCAAAATACATTGCCAACATAAGAAACTCAGGCGCACAAACTTCTGGAATTGGTGCGGGTATTGCATTTACCCAGACGATGAGTTCGTTCAATGCTGTTCTTTCTACCATTCAAGGCATTAAAGAAAATGCTACTTCAGACAACTACGCTAGTGCGCTGTCTTTCTACACTCGTGCGAATGGTCTTGATTTAACAGAACGAGCCAGAATAGACTCCTCAGGCAATCTAGGCTTGGGAGTTACTCCGAGTGCTTGGGTAGCAGGGTCAAAAGCGTTGCAAGTTGGCTCTTACGCTTCTTACACAATAGATACTGGTGGTGGCGCATCTGTATTTCATAACTCATACGAATCTGCTTCTGGTGTTTATAGATACATAGGCAGTTTTGCGGCATCTAGATATAACCAAAACTCTGGACAGCACCAATTCTTTACAGCCGCATCAGGCACAGCAGGAAACACTATCACCTTTACTCAGGCGATGACTCTGGATGCAAGTGGGAATTTGGGTATAGGTACTTCAAGTCCCCAAAGTCAATCTGGATTTGGTGCTCTGACACTTAATGGTTCTACAGGCGGTGCGCTTTTCTTGACAACTGGTAACACCAGAACGGCTCAGTTTTACAACACAAGTGCTACGGCTGCTATAGGCTCTGTTACAGCAATTCCTTTAGTTTTTTTAACTACCGACATAGAACGAGCCAGAATAGACTCTAGCGGTAACTTTGGTATAGGCACTTCGTCACCAGGTGTTAAGTTAGACGTTACTGGTGCAATTCGTGCCACGGGTGGATTAACTCTAAGCACTGATGTAAAACTTGACCTAAATAATGGAACTACTAACAATCGCATCTACATGAATGGAGGCGATGCCAATATTTATTTTAGAAACATAACAACATCTACACAAATCGCTGCGTTTAACGTCAACGGCATAGGTCTTGGAACGGCAGCAGCGTCAAGCGGTATTGGTCTTGCATTCCCCGCAACTCAATCAGCATCATCAGACGCTAATACGTTGGATGATTATGAAGAAGGGAGTTGGACACCTACTCCTAACACTGGTTCTTTTTCTGGTGTTTCAGGAAAATATGTGAAAGTTGGAAGACTTGTCACACTAACATTTGACTTTACTGTAGCAACTGGTGGTGGAACACAAATAACTGCGCCATTTACATCCGATACAACTAACGCTACTGGTATTTATACAAGTGGTCAAACTTATTCGGCTGGTACAACATCGCCAATAGTTCTTATTGGTGCGGCAGGAACAACTTTATATTTAAGAACTGTTGGAAGCGCTGTTGCTTTTAGCGCTATGACTTTAACAGCAAGCGCCCAGATTACTGGAACACTTAGTTACTACGCAAATGCTTAATCAAAGGAAACAATCATGTCCACATTTACCGAAGTCGTTTACATCTCTCAGTTTGACATTCAACCTAATGGTTGCATTGGTGTTCGCAAGACTACCGATGTTCTCAAGGATGGCGTTGTCATCTCGTCAACTTACTGGCGTTGCGTCTTAGTACCCAATGACCCACAAGCATCAACAGTATTGGATGAGGCTTATTACTTGAGCATTGCCACATACGCTTGGACTCAGACATCTCCACAACCTTACAACCCTACTGAGGCTTGAAAATGACAAACTGGACTATCTCAACACTTGAGCGTGAAACCTCAAATGGATTCGTAATTGTTGCACACTGGCAAGCCACAGCAGTAGATGGAGACTACACAGCCTCTATCTATTCAACTTGCTCATGGGCTGATGGCACACCAACAATTCCATACGAAAACCTCACACAAGAAACAGTCCTTGGTTGGGTATGGGCTAATGGAATTGATAAACAAGCCACTGAAGATGCTCTGGCGGCTAATATTGCTTTGCAGAAGAATCCTACGCAAGCGTCAGGCGTACCTTGGAGTGCAACATGAATCTAAATTTAGACGCAAACGAAGTGCAATTTATCTTGAACGTGCTGGGTGAGATGCCCGCCAAATCAGGCGTGTGGCCTCTGATTCTTAAAATAAAAGAACAGGCTGAAGCGCAAGTTCCTAAAGAAGCGGAGTAATTATGGCAGTGTCAAGTCAAGACATACTGAACTTCTTGTTGGCTAACCCCAACATGAGTGATTCTGCTATTGCTGCGGCAATGGATATGTATGGCGTGACACCAGCAATGATGGCTGAAGCAGTGGGAATTCCTGTTCAGCAAGTGCAACAAAGATATGAAAACGTGCAACCACAGGGTTTACTTGCTCCTCCAGAACCAATTAGAACACCAGAGCCTGTTTACACCCCTGAACCTGTTTATACGCCTCCAGAGCCTGTATACACACCACCAGAACCTGTATATATTCCAGAACCAGTATATGAACAACCAACTAATGTTCCATCTAAGCCACAACAGACACAAGAGGCACAAACTATGGCAGTAACTAGTCAACAAATTATAGATTTCTTGCTTGCTAATCCAGGCATGAGTGACGCTCAGATCGTTGCGGCTATGGAGCAATATGGAGTGTCTCCTGCTCAGATGGCTACGGCTGTTGGATTGAAAGAGGGCGAAGTTGCTTCCCGTGTAGCGGCTACTGTTCCTAATGGACAGACTATTACCCTTGGAGATACTGTTGTTCAACCTGTTTACCAAGTAACTGGTTCTGGTGAAGATCAGCAAGTTGGTGGTATTGAGAATGTTATTACCTACAAAGCCACTGATAACAGGGCGGGTGGATCGTTTACCCAATACACATCTACTGGTGAAGTAGAGCAAACTGGCACTCAACAAGAAGTTAAAAGCGGTCTAAAAGAGTTCGCAATAGGTGCGGGTTTATTGTTTGGTTTGCCAAGCATATTAAATGCGGGTAGTGCGGCTACAACTGTAGCAGGAACAGGTTTAGAGTTCGCTGGCTCTGGTGGTGCTTTTGATTTGGCTAATGCAAGTATTCTAGGTGGCACTTCTGGTTTTACTGCGGCTGAGTTAGCGGCTATTGAAGCGGCTCAAACTGCTACTACTAGTGGTTTGTTGACTAACACAGCGGCAAATACTGCATTAACCAACACAGCCGCTAACACTGCGCTTACAAATACTGCGGCTAACACCGCATTGACCAACACTGCGGCTACAACTGCGGCAAATACTGCCGCTACCACTGCCGCTACTACTGGTGCTTTAACTAATGCTGCAACTGGTGCAACAACTGCGCTTACATCTGCATTAACACCAACTGCAACAACCTTGGCATCAACATTGATTCCAACGGCAGTAAAGAGTCTCTTTACTCCTACAAATGTGGGTAATCTGTTTCAGACAGGCGCACAAACTGCGGCAGGTCTTCTGCAACAACAAACATCTCGTGAAGCGGCTCAAAAAGCGCAAGCGATGATTGATGCTGAGACTGCGGCTGCCAAGCAATCTGCGGCTTTCCGTCCTATCGGAATGACTACTCGTTTTGGTACTTCACAGTTTGCAGTCGATCCAGTAACAGGTCAACTGACAAGCGCAGGGTACACACTAAGTCCTGAAGCTAAAAATGCTCAAGATCGCTTAGTTAAGTTGGCTGAGTCTGGTTTGCAACAAGCTGAAGGCGCACAACAAGCATTTGCTCCTCTTCAAACAGGCGCACAAACCTTGTTTGGTTTGGGCAATCAATACTTGGCTCAGAATCCACAAGATGTTGCTCAGAACTATCTCAATCAGCAAATGGCTTTGTTGCAACCTGGTCGGGAGTTAGAGTTGGCTAATCTGCAAAACAGACTTCAACAACAAGGTCGTGGCGGTCTTTCTGTTGCTCAAGGTGGCACTTTGGGTGCGACTACTCCTGAACTACAGGCTTTGTTTAACGCTCGTGCGCAACAAGAGGCTCAATTGGCGGCTAATGCCCAACAAGCGGGTCAACAACAAGTTGCGTTTGGTGCGGGTCTGTTGGGTACAGGCGCACAGACTATGGGTCAGTACTATGGTGGTCAGCAAGCGGCTTATACGCCTTACACGACTGCTTTGGGACAAGTTCAAGGCTTGGAGCAAATGGCACAACAACCCTTTACTATGGGCGCACAACTTGGTCAAACAGCGGCTACTGCGGGTGCTAGAGTAGGTCAATTAGGATTACAGGGCGCAGGTCAAAGCGTAGCCTTGGCAACTGGTGCAGATGCCACTAGAAACCCATACGCTTCTGCATTGTCTGGAGCAGCGGCTAATCCTTTGTTTGGTCAAGTAGTAGGTGGGTTATTTGGTAGCCAACCTGCAACAAGTGGCTTTAGTTATGGACAATATGGAACTGGTATAGACCCATCGACAGGCGAATACTTCGGTTCGCTTTACTTCTAAGGAATCATCATGGCAGAAAATATCGTAGCGGGTCTGTTCGGGCTAACCCCCGAAATGTATGGTGAGCAACAACGTAGAAGTGCTTTGCGTGAGGGTATTGACCTTGCCAAACTGACTCCTGGTGAAGCGGGTGCGGCAATGACCTATGCAGGTGCTAGGGGGCTTACTGGTGCTATTGCGGGTGCTTTGGGTGTTCAAGACCCACAACTTCAGCGCATCACTCAGCAATCTCAATTGTTGCAGAGCTTGGACTTGCGTGATCCGAAGTCTTTAGAGGCGGCGGCTATAGAGGCTAATCGAATGGGCAATACCCCATTGGCTTTTAAATTGCTTGAATTGTCGGATGCGGCACAAGTAAGGGCGCAACAGATGCAAACTCAAAGACAAACTTCTTTGGCTCAACTTGTTGCACAACGTGCTTATCAGCCTGGCACTCCGGAAAGACCTCAAATGTTGGACGTTCAAGAACGTGAACAGATGGCAGATCAAGGCACTCCAATGCCTGAGAATATTCCTGCTGTTGCGCCAAGTTTTGACATTGGTAGGGTTGCTCCTCAATTGCAACTAATGGGTGCGCCTGGTCTTGCTCAACTAACTGCGGGACTTGCTGCACAAAAAGCAATGAGGCCAGAAACAGTTTCAATTAAAGAAGGTGAAATACTGTATACAGTTCCAACTGAGGAAGGCCAAGGTTATAAACCAATTGCTTTTGGTGGAGAGAAACCCAGACCATTTACAGGTGATTTGGCAAATGCTGCCAACATTTTGTACCGGACTGATGATCCTGCTAAGATTTTTGCAAAGTTTGGGCAAACTGGACTTGATGCTGTTGAGAAAAAAGCAGCTCAAATATCGGAAGGAAAACGTCCAGTTACAAATATAACTGCTCCAGTAACAATTCAAATGCAAAAAGGTTTTGGTGAAGATTTAACTGAAACTTTAACCGCAAATCTAAGGGCAGGTAGGGTTGCTGGGAATACTCTAGGTACTGTGCAAGGTATGAAAGCCTTGATTGATGAAGGAACAAGAACGGGATTTGGTACTGAAACTATGGTTCAGTTAGCCAGAGCAGGACAAGCATTTGATCCAAACTTTAAAGTTTCTGGAGTTGCGGGTGCTGAAGCATTCCAAGCATTTTCTAATTCTGTGATTTTACCAGAAGTAAAGAAACTTGGAGTTAATCCAACTGATACTGACTTGAAGTTTATTGTTCAAGGTTCTCCAAGTCTTTCAAAGTCTCCACAAGGAAACTTGATTCTGTTGGACACATTGGAATTAAAACTTCAGCGTGAGCAAGACTTGGCTAAATTTAGCAATCAATGGTTAGCACAAAATGCCAATACTGTTAAAGCCAATCCAATTATTGCTCAGACTCAATTTAATGATGCGTTTAACAACTATGTTCAAACAAGTCCACTTTATAGACCACAAGCAGATATTTTGCGTCAGCGCATAATCCAATTGCAAACACAAGGCGCAGGCCGAACACCAACTCCTGCAAGAAACACATTGCAACGTGGTAACTTTATAAATCCTTAATGGAGTAGAAAAATGTCAACATTAAAAGATCAGATAACAGATTTACAAAATGAACTTCTTGTTGCTAAGGATGAAGGCAAAATAACTCCAGAAGGCGTTAAGTTGTTAGGTCAAATTCAAAGTGGACAATGGCAAACTGGCGGGTTTGGTCAGTTTTTAAAAGGAATGACAGCAAACTTTTCAGATGAAGGAATTGGTGCTTTAAAGTCATTTATCTCTTCTGACCCGAAGAACATTGCTGAAGCAATGAAAAAGATTAGTCCACAAGAGCCACAACCAACGCCAAGAGAAGTTGGCACTGCTCTTGAGAGGGTTGCTCAATCAGAATATTCACAAGAAAATCCATTGAAGTCTGCTGCCTATCAAATTGGCGGCGCAATGTTTCCATCACTTGTAACAAAACGACCAGGCCCATCTTCCACAATTGGTCAGATGGGTTTAGCTGGTATTGTTGGCGCTACTTCTGGTATTGGCGAATCTGAGGCTGAATTATTTAGCCCAGAAACAGGGAGAGAAGCCTTAACAGGTACTGGCATAGCATTGGCATCTGTGCCAGTTGCAAAAGGACTTGGGTTTGTTGTTGGTAAAGGTTACAGATCAGCAGTAAGTGCCATGTTTGATAACCCACAAAGAATGGGTGTGGATCAATCTAGGGCAATGATTAGAGAGGCTTTAGGAGCAGACGCTGGTGGTGTAGATGAAGCCATCAAGATGATCTTAGATAAATCTGGCAAACCATACGCACTTGCAGACATTGGCCCTAATACACGGGCGTATTTGGATGCCGTGAACCAACTGCCTGGGCCTGGCAAGCAAGCCGCAAAAACATTCCTAGAAGATAGAGACAAGGGTTTGCTCAAGCGTTTGACAACCGATATGCAAGTTGCGTTTGGTGGCAAGGCAGCATACTTTGATGAATTTAATGCTTTAAAAGACGCTCGTTCAGTAATTGGTGGCAAGTTGTATGGTGCTGCCCTACCAAGACCAGTTGAAATTACTACAGAATTTACTGAGTTACTTCAGCGTCCAAGCATGAAACAGGCTTATGACAGAGCAGTTAATTTAGCGCAAGAACAAGGAATCAAATTGCCTAAAGTTCAAATTGACTCACAATCTGGCAAATTAGTGACTGATAAAGGCTCACCCGTTACAAGCATTGATACCACTTTTATGCACTACATGAAAATGGGACTTGATGACTTGATCTATACGGGTAAATCTCCAACTTCAGGAATGGGTAACACGCAACTTGGTTCAATCAAGCAAACAAGGGGTGCGTTTATTGATCTGTTAGACAGCTCAAACCCTGCTTATAAGAGGGCTAGAAACTATTGGGCAAACGATACTGCGGTCATGGACGCAATGAATGAAGGAAGATCAATATTCAGCAAAAAACCTGCTGATTTAGATGCTCTTTTAAATGATGTAAAAACCATGTCTAAGTCTGAAAAAGATGCTTTGAGACTTGGCACAATGCAAAGTCTTCTTGATCGTTTAGGTGGCGCACAAACATCAGACACAATGGTTAGCGCAGTTGGCAATCCCGCAATGGATATATTGAAGAATCCTAAGAATGTGAGAATTATTCGAGCAACATTTGACAGTGATGAAGCTGGTAAAAATGCTTATAACAAGTTTATGAGCAATCTTATGAGTGAAGTAGAAATGAAAACTACTTCTAAAGTTGTTTTACAAGGATCACAAACTGCTGGGCGTACTGAAGCAATTAGAGCAATTAAAGAAGGCGCTCAAAGAGAATTACCAGTTGTATCAATGGCGCAATTTGTTACAAGAGCTTTGCAAAGAGACTTTGCAGATATGGGAGATCAACAACTTAAAGCTACTGCCAGTGAAATTGCAAGAGTTTTGACAACAAGTGATCCAACTAAATTACAAAAAATTGCTAAAGAACTGGCTGGCAATGATATTCGTACTGTTTTGCGAAAAGAAGCACCAGAGGTATTGCCAATTTTGGGTAGAGAATTGCTTGGGCCGTTTTCTGTTGGCTCAATGAGTGGCAATATAGCGCCAAACATTAACCAAATGGCAACGGGTATGTTGTCCGGTCAATAACATGAAACATTGGGCTGAAGCAATCATTGCGTCAGTCTTTGTCAGTTGTTTTGTCATTTATTGTAGTTACATTATTCTTTGGGCATACCCGTGAAATGGCTACTAATGCTTTCAATGTTGTTTATATTGGTGGCATCTAGTAAAGACAAAACTGAATACAGGTGTGTCAAGTGGGCATGGACAGGTGATGTTTACAACCGAAAAGTAGTATGCCTTGAGTGGCAAAAGGTAGATAAGAAGTGATCGATCCTCTAACCGCTTTAGCTGGCATACAGTCAGCAATCAGCATGGT